GCTACAACGTAGTCCGGCTCTGGCAATCCGCCCTTTTCGGTGTACGGCCTTTCGATGAAAAAGATTGAGTTTTCATCGACTTTGATTTTTGGATCATCGGTGATTAGCACTCTATCGTATTGAGTGATATTTCCGAAAATATCGGACTGCACATTTCCGTTTGCGGCGCTCACGCTCATTCGCTTTTTCATTGGTTTCGAGTAACTTTTGACATTCTCGCCGGTTTCAAAGCCTTCACTGTCAAGAAGCGTTGCCAGGCCCTGATACGTGCAATACGTGACTTCACGTAAGTTTCTTTGAGCTAGTCTCATAAAACTTTTGCCTCCGGTATGATTTGTCTAAGCAAGTCAGCCGGTATATCTGCATCGGAATAAGACCGGTCAATGCCATTTTCATTGTGTCCGGTCTGTCCCTCCATGCCGCGTTTTGCAATCAAATGATTTGCAATTTCGACTTGGAGCAGACTGTATTTTTCCGGCAATTCGGTTTCATCACGAAAGGGAAAAGCGCGGACAAGAATTTTTGCTTTTGCTAAATCTAAATAGGCGGACAGTATGTCCGGGTCATGTTCGTCTGAAAAAATTTCCAGTTTTAGCATTTTTTCATCTTCGGTCATACTGTCCCTCCTATTCGTTATTCAGAAATTGTTTTAACCACTGCACTGTAAGCTTTAGGCTCGAATGTAGTGTTAATACCTGTAATTTTGCCGTGGTACCATTCTGGTCCGTGGTCAAGACCTACCTGACCAAAGATCTGATGTTTCTCACCGGCTCCAGTGATAGCCAGTTTTTCCATGAAAAAGTTTCCTTTGTTTGGAACTGGCTGGTGTACTGGTGCAATCACGTCAAAGTTCAGCAGCAGAGCCGTTCCTTCTGGTAAGCATTCGCCCAGGTAAACGCCTACATTTCCAAACGGCGTAATGATTTCGCTTACGTTAAGACCGTTAACAGTGCGGCTTGCCGGTACAACGGTTAAACCGTTGACTTTGCAGTCATCGTTGATTTGTAAAATTGTTGTGGAATCGGCCCACAGAATCAGCCCGTGAGTAGGAGCCTGGCTCTTATGTACTTTTTCCATCATGGCGATGATGTCATTCACTGTGATTGATTTGCCGCCAAGGTCAGTGACATTGGATTCGATAGCCTCAACCATACCGCGTGTCTGGTTAGCGATGCCATCGCCTGTAGCTTTTGCATATTTACCGTTGATAAATGTGTATTCCATATCACGCGCGATTTTCTGCATTTTCACGTTAACCTGGAAATCCAGCTCGTTCATCGGGTTAGCGACCTGGTTTGCAATATTGATTCCGGCCAAAGTGCCCATGTTAGACTCTTTTGCGTAAGAGATGTAAACGGATTCATGGAAAATCTGTGTGACGTTGGTTTTCTGTGCGCGTGTTACAAAAGTTGCATCCGGCGCAGTAAGAGATGCGGTTTCAGAAATTGCCGGCTGTGATCCTTCGCCGCCGCCTGTGTATTCCTGACCTGTAACAAACTCAACGTGATTCGTTACTTTCTGATGCCCGCCAATCATTGTTAAGAAAGGCGTGCGCGTATTTCCTTTGTTAAAGAGAAGTCCTGAATAATTAAGGACTCCAAAACTTGTAATAGGATTATCTGCCATAATCTAATAAGTCCTTCCTATGCTTGTGTCTGTGTTTCTTGTGCTAGGCGTGTGTAGTATGCGGCGGCAACACCGTCACCGTTTTTCAAGGCTTCGGCTGCCATCTGCTCATAATTTGTTCCGCCCGACACATCACCGCTTGCGCCTGGTTTGGGCGTAGCCTGCATTTTTTGCGCAATCGCGGCATCCTCACGGCTTTTGATAAACTTCGCCTGATTTGAAAAGACTCTATCCATGTCACCGTCAATGAGCGCTTTAGCACTGTCCGCGGCTAAAACCTTGTCATATCCGAGTTCCATGTAGCGAGCTGTTCGGTCTTGCAGTTCCTTTTCCGCAGTCAGCGTTTTATTCATTTCAGTTAGCTGTGCCAACTGGTCTTTTAAGTCCTGCAAAGCGTTCTCGTCTGCACTCTGCTTTGACTTAAGCTGGTCCTTGTACTGCTTTGCTTCGGCATTGGCTTTTGTGATTGCCTTTTTATACCGTTCAAGCTCTGATGCGGCGTTCGACTGCTGATTTTCCAAAAGGTCTGACAGTTCGTCTAAAGTGAGGTCATCTTTGTAAGATTCACCTAGTAAAGTTTTCAAATATTCGCTCATGCGCTTTGTCTCCTTGCGTTTTATAGACTTCCCTGTCTGCTTGCTATTCGCTCATAGCTGAGTTGCGATTTAGGACTTCCCTGTCCGGTATGAATATGTAAGTACACAACGGCAGCCCGAGTTATTTTTCACATTGTTGAAACCGTGCGGATGTAACGCGTAGTCGCCATCATACGTGACAAAATATTCTGATATAGGCACGCTCACGCCTTCTAAGTAGCTATGGGTGTCACGTACCTTGTTGTCTTTCATGGTGTCCCATGTTTTAAATACGGCTTTACCTGTCGCGGATTCGGTATGAACCGCGGATAGGTACTTGGCACCCTCATAGACGCGGAAAGCTTCATTTTCCAAAAGAGTGCCGAGCGCGCTTATATCAGACGCGCGGATATGGTCGGCTATGCGGTCATTGACCGTTTTGCCTTCGATTTCTAAAAAGATGAGATCTTCTACTTCTTCCTCATCTAAAGCGGCTTCATAGTTCAGCATCCGCGCCAAGCTGTCCTGGCCATCTTTAGCAAAGAGGTAGAGTATGTCTGTCACGTCCTGCGTGACTTTTTTTATGACCGCTTCCTGACTTGTTTCGCCTGAAACGGCTTCGGTATATATGACTGATGCGAGGACATTCAGTTCGTCAAAATCCAGATTCATAAAAAAATGGGTACGCCCCATCTAAGAGGTGTACCCATTGGTACGCTGGTCAGGCTCTACCCAACCCAAAACGTTTTTTACTTGTTGTTGGCGCTTAACTTCAATAACGACAAGCGTTCCTCGCTCTATTGCCACTTCGGCCCTGTTGCCCCTATTGAGTATTTTCACTATCGCTTCGCGCGCTGTTTCGTTTAGCGCCTGCGCCTGAAGCATTCTCCGCTTGCTCTGCTCCACTCTGCTTCTCCATCAAATCCAAAGCTTTTTGCTCCTGCTCCTGCCTGTACTCATCACTTACGGTATAGGCAAGTTCCGGATCAGCAAACATACCACTGGATTCAAAAGCAAGCTTCGGATGTATTTTGTCGCTTGCAAGCATTTGTGTAAGAACAGTGCTTTTCTGTGCGACATTTTCGTAGTTACGTCTTGTGAACCGAATATCTATTCCGTTGGCCGGTGTGTCAAACGTGCCGCTCTTATCAAGCGCCTTGCAGATTGTCAAAGCGATCTGTATGAGCTTCCTTTCGCTTTGCTTAAACACAATCTCTGTGCGCTTGGCTCGAGTTTCGGCAGCAGACCACCCGTCGCGCATGACAACCGCTGAACCGGTATCACTTGTAGAAGTACCGCCATTTCGGTTTGGCATACCACATATAGTGAGGACAGTTTCGTATAGATGGTCTACCAAACTTTGTGTCTGTGTCTGGTCCAGGCTGCTTACCAGATATGTGATTTCACCTTTTAAAGTTGAATCAGCGTCGCGGTACTTGATTGCGCCTTTCTGAATCAGCTCTTGTAAACCGTCACTGTCAAGCTCTACGTTATGCAAAAGCAACAACGCCTGGATAAACTGTTCCAGACCGTCTAAGCGGTTAGAATCAGTGAGGTTTATAGCGTTAAGCAAGTCAATGACCAGCTCAAACGCGCCTATGCGGCTTCGCTCTAAAGGATATTCGATGATAGGTACATCGCCCATAATATGCGATGCCGTGCTTACTACGTTATCATCGGTTACTTCAAAGTAACTGTCCTTTGTATAAATCGAATAGTGATACTTCGAGCGTTCATCTGCATAGTAGGTAACACCCATCAAAGGCGGATTGCCTACTTCGCGTGAATACACAACGAAAGTCCACGCTGGATCAAGAGTGTAAATGTGAAAAAGGCTTCCGTCTTTTTCCTCACCCTTACCGCAAGGGAGTATCATTCGATACGCGGTGCCGCAAATATGAAACCAGTCTGTCAGTTCTACGTCTTTCCCCTCTTTGCCTTCAATTTCCATAAAGTCATTAAGCTTTCGGACCGCTTCACTAGTGTTCTCATCTCCATTTTTAGAGATGTACTGCAACGGTTCAGTGAGCAGATAGCCTGTTTTAAAAGCTACGATTTCATTAGCTCGATTTTCGACAATCTTGTTGTTGATTTCAGGGCGAACGGGTTTGTTTCGGTTAAGAATCGGCTGCACGCCGCGGTAGTAATCATCTAAAAAGATAATATCTCTACGGTTTGATTCATGTTCCGGCAAGGCTTTATGAAGGACTTCCAGTACATTTGATGCAGTGATTCTTCCTGGATTGTCTACTTTGATTTGATACCTTCCGCGATGGTTGACCGCCAAAGGCACATACTGTTCGGTTATATTTGCCATGCGGCACCTCCACGTTTAGGAAAAGAGTTGGGCCAGCCAG